GAAATCGCTTGAACCCTAGCATTCTAAACAAAGGAATCGCTCTAAGCAATACCGTAGAGCCGCCCGGAACGGGGAACCATGTTTCGTATTGTTCTGCAAGAATGTTGTTAAGCAGTTCAGTGCTTGTGTGCCAAATGTAAGTACGTTCTTTTGGTAACTTCTCAAACACAGACGGGTCACACTGGGATGCAATGAAATACTTGCAGTCATCAACGACATTCTCAACAAACCGCTTGTTAAAGTCCCTGCCGTCCACCATTACAAAAGCAGAGGGCGTAACGCCGTTATCCAAGCAATATTGGTAAGCATTGTTGATTGCGACTAACTTAACGCCGTTTGCACGGAGTTCTTTAATCTTGTCCATGTTCTCAGCAAGAGAAGGCCCGCCTCCCACAATCATCACTTCAACATCATTTGTTGGGTAGGGTTGTACTTGCTGAAAGCCCAAAGAAATATTGTGCTTGACATTCGCTTTAACTTTTTCTTCGTCTAAGTTAATAACGCCAATATCTACAACATCAGAGCCAGAGGCCCATGCAGTCACATAAAACAAGCAGTAGCCATCACGCTCTTCCGACCAATGAATGATGCACTTGCGGTCATTAAACTGCTTTAACCACCATGAATATGGACGTACAGTCAAGTGCAACTTGTGACCCCCCAGCTTGCTCATTACATCATCTTTTGTGGCAATCTGAAAGAATACGTGCTGACAAGCGGCCAAGCAGTTGTCTAGTACGCGGTCTACATGATGTGGGCGGATATGCTCCATAACATCAGTACAGAATCCATAAGCGGCGGATACTGGTAATGGCTGGCTTAAATCAGCTTCTACAAAGCGCATAGCATGGCTTTGTGTTTCAAGCATTGGAACAATGTCTTCATCTAAGCAGTTGTCAGCAAAGTCAACCATAGTGACATTCATGCCACCAAAAAACGCTAAATTCAAGGCCCCACGCCCTGTGCCGCAACCAAGGTCAATAACTGACGCGCCTTTTGGAGGCTTGGCTTGCGCTAAAAACTCTTGAGCAATCTTCTCTCCGGGGGCTACAACTCTGTATTCCGGGAGACTCCACATCATCTTGTATAAATCTTTTTCTAGCGGACGATCGTTAGTGATTTTTACTTCTGGTGGGTCAGAAAGAACAGAGGAGAAGAAAGTCATGCGTTCCCTTTTAAGAAATACGAATAATCGCGGATGTGTTGGTGATTGCTGGGAATTGTACGGTAAATGTGGCTGTAGAAGTTTTATCTGCGCCAAAATCTAACACACAAACTGCCCCGTTAGCACCGGTTTTATAAATCAAAGCGCCCCGTGCAGTAATAGCGCCTGTCCATGATGTGTTATCAAACGAAATAAACGCTGTGTCCCCATTACCTACCGTTGGGACTTGGGCTATCGTCAATAAATTACCGCCTGCTACATAGTTGCCACCAGACGCTTCGTCCGTGGCAGTGTATGCAGTTGTATCTTCATTGAGGGTGGCTGAGTTGGTATACAACGCCAAATAAAAACTACCAGACGTAAAGTCAAATGAGCCATTCATTAAGCCCGTCTTAAACGTATTGCAGGTAAAGTTACCAGTAAAAGCCATCAAGTCACCGCCTGTCTATATTGACCAGAACGATACGCATCCTGACGCTCCATACCATCGCCAAGACGTTTAGCCAAACCTAATGCTTCCTTGTACTTACCATCATAGAGAGCCATCATGTCTTGCTCGCCCTTCATGTAGGTGTAAGCCTCAACCAATGAGCCATATAGCAACACGGTATCAAAGTTATCCCCTAGCCAAGTCTGCCCTGTGCTGTTAGAAACCGTGTAAACAGTACCAGTAAAAGTAGTACCTGTGCCACCAATATTTGCTACAGCCGCGCTTATAGTATTGCCAACCACATAGGATGAACCGCCCTGCGTGATAGTTACAGTGGTCACAAAACCACCAGCTACCACAATAGTGGCTAACGCACTGCTACCAGAACCACCAGTTAATGGCACGTTGTAATAAGTTCCAGCCGTTAAACTACCGCCCGGAGTTACGAGCGACACCAAGGTAATCACACCTTGAACAATGGTTGCTGGGTAGTAGTAATAGTGTAGTTCTACGCTATACGCGGCACTTGGAGTCGGCCCAACAATGAAGGACAACTCGTTAGTGATTTCGCCCCCACTAATAGTTGGGCCAAATAATCCGTAGTACTTAGGAGCGCCTACGTCGGTAGTTGGGTTTGGGTACGCCTGACGTATGAAATTCACATCTTTGTTAAGCAGGTATTCGTAGGCTCCATCTGTATCAATCACAGCCAATGAGTAGGTGGCTAGATAGTCGTCTGGGGCTGACAAATACGGGTTTGCAGAAGTCAAAGTACCTGTTACGTTTTTACGTAATGATGGAAACTGAACCGTGTTGTAAATGCGCTGCTCTGCCTGCGTTATGAACGTATTCATATCCGCAACGCCAAAAGTATTCTCCGTGTAATCGGAGATTGCAATTACAAGCTGGTTGTAGTTCATCCCATCTTCCCGCTAATCTTGCGCCCTTTGGTTGCAGCGCCGTATCCACGCATCACGCCAACACCGTATGGGTTAACTGGGGCATAGTTGCCTTTGCTAATGCCGCCAATAGATGGGTTCATCTCTGTCATGCACTGAGCGCCAGTCTCTGTAGGCAGTCCAGCTTTAAGTGCTTTACCAGACATGTCGTGTGGCTGGGCGTAGACGCTGGCGTCACCAACCTCTTTACCGCCTTGTTTCATACTGAATTTAGCCATTACTTGCTCCCTTGATTTGCAACGCGAGCCAAGTTACGCCCCATAGACTTCATCATGTCGGTTGTTACACCGCCCTTTTTGAGCTTAGTCATTGGCTTGCCGGGGTGCAACTTTTTCTCATGCTTGTGCACAGCACCCGCAATCATTTTCTTGTCTTGCTTTAAGTCTTTCTTGTCCATTTTTAACTCCTAAGTTACGCTAACCGTTACTGTACCAAGTTGTACAACCAAATTCAAATTATTTGGCGTCAATGCCGCATCAAAACTACTTGACCCACCAACAGGATTCCAGCCCCATTGAAAAATTCTGCTACCGCCTCCGTTATACCCATCCGCCAAATTACCAGAAACTTGATAGCTCGTGTCTGGTCTAGGTTCGCGCACTGCTTGCGGGTCATTTACGGGGTACAAACCAAGAGACAACTGCGGTTGATCTGGGTCCCAACATGATGGGCAAACCTTGATCTTAAACGGTTTTGTCTTAACAATTTGTGTACGTAACTCCTTGAGCATATACCGTTGGTAACACCTATCACACTCGGCGATTGCATGTTTACCTGATGCGTACTTACTAGGCATTTCTTACCTCATGAACGACATACGAGGCACGTAACGATCTGCTGCTTTCTCCCTGTCTTCCTGAGCGGCGAGGTCAAATTGCTGTTCGTAATCGGCTTTTAACATACCAATTCTCGTTGTATCTATGTTTGGTAGCTTCATACTGAGGTTGTACGCTAAACCTGCAACCATGCAAGTAATGAAACGAAACGGAATATCTTGTGTAGTTACACCGCTGCCAGCATCTTGCATACGACGCATACGATAGTAAACAAAAGTGTACTGGTCTCCCGGAGAACTCGGTGTAGGCCACACATTGACACAAGGTAAGTTGTTTACATACACGCTATCACCCGCTGAATGCGTCGCTGCAGTTGTGTTGTTCTGTCCACGCCAAGCGTTCACAATCTGGTTACCCACAATGTTCTGGTAGCCAATAGTCTCAGTACCAATATTAATAAAGCCCTGCGTAGGCAATGTAGCGACGCTAGTTAGCGTGATAGTAGTATCTGTCGCGGATATGGGGTATCCCGTAGCAAGCGTAGTGTTGGCTACGGTAGCCACGCTACCTGTTTGGCGGTTAACAAAAACTTGAATCGGCCTGCCCGTAGCGTTTTTGTTCGGTATAGTGATATAGGTACTTTCACTAATACGGCTGATATTTATATCAATTTGGTTGGACTGTTCACCATTGTTTTGGCGTACCACAGTATCAAGCAAGTCAATCGTATCGACTGGAATAGGGTAGATGGCTTGGCCTGTGTTCATAACAAACTGCCCTTGCTCTACCGTCCAAAGGTTAATGCCCCGATTAGCCCACTCAATCGTCAACAAGTTAACAGAACGTCTAGCGGTTCGGAAATCGTAACCAGTACGTAATTCTTTTCCACAACGCTCAAAGGCTTCCTCCACGAGGTCGCCCATATCTAGATTAAAAGTGGTCAAACCGGAGGTGGACATTATCTAAATCCTGCTGTTTTCTTTGCTATATTTTTTGGCTGTGCTACGAATTGCTTCCCGGCTTTCTTGCCAGCGCGTTTCGCACGCGTTGTTGCAGCATACTCAGCAGGGCTGAGACTTTTAATCGCAGCTTTTGGAAGGTAGCGCTCACCTGTGTCAGAAGATTTTTTACCACTTTTAGTCGTCCAATCTTGTTTGCCCCAGTCCTTTAGGGATTGCTGGGGTTTTTTAATCACGATACCCACCACCTGCGGCTTTATAGCGTTTAGCCATAACTTGAGCCTTACGTGCTGACCACTGACCTGCGCCCGTGCCTACGATTGCCGCAGCTTTGACGCTGTTGAAGATACGTTTACGTAAATCAGGTTTAGTGTAGTTACCAGCCTCATTTACCTTAGATTTTGTTTCTCCACCTTCAGCCATCTTCTTAGGCTTCTTACCTGCTGCTTTCATGGCAATAGCAGTTGCGGCTTGTTGCGCCAACCCACCTTTTTTGTATTCGGCAAAGTCGGTGTCGTCACGGCGTGTTTTTTTCACGCCTTTAGGCATCTTAGAAGGGAGAATATTTCCCATGCCGCGTGAGGCTCTCATTTTTTAGTACATCTTTCCACGAGTTTTACCTCGTTGAGCACAGCCATCAGCGCGTGAAGAAGCAGAAACTTTGCCACCTTTAGCCATTGGTTTACGGTACATCAAAGCAGCGCCACCGCCAGTTTCAGCGGAAGTAAAGTTAGCCTTCTTTGCTTCCTCAGCAGCGCGTTTTCTTGCAATCATTTTTACAGTGTTATCTGCGGCTTCACCTAAAGGATCAATATCCTTTTTGAGAGTTGATTTGATAGGTTTACCATCAACGCGAATATCGCTACCGGGTTCTTGAGTTTTGCCTGTACGGACTGGCTCATCTACTGGGGTAGAGTCTTCGTATTTGTAGTCTTTTGCCATGATTAACTCCTTAGCAGGTTTTGCCGCCCATTCTCATAGTAATCATCTTGCCTTTGGTTTTACCCTTGGACTCAATGCCACCACCTTTAGCCATGAAGATAGGTACTTTTTTACCGTCTTTCATTTTCATAGGCATGCCGCCTTTTTTCATACCCATCATGCCAGCCATAGGAGTAGCTTTTTTCATGCCATCCTTAGCAGTGCTCATGCCAGCCTTCATTGTTGGTTTGCCCATTTTTGTAGCCATATCACCACCTTTTTTAAAAGATTTGCCTTTGTCGGCGTTGTTGAACTCTTTACCCACAGACTGTGGGACTCCTGCTTTCTTAGCAAATGATGGGTTGTTAGCCACCGCAGCCATGAAATTGTGTTGTTTCTTACTCGTTGACGGCATTCTTATGCACCAACTTTTGCACCGTTTCGGTTTCGTATATGCGGATACACATCCACACGATACCCAAAAGGCTACCAACTAGCGTGGCTACTGGAGTCATCCAGCCCATCACACTAGAGAGCGTGACTGTCAGAGCCGCGCCGTCTGCAAGAGTTTTAACTTCTTGTCCGTTCATATCATCCTGCCTTTTGTTTTGCCTTTAACGCAACAACCGTCTGCACGGCTAGATGCGGAAACCTTACCGCCTTTTTTCATACCTAGTTCTTTAGCGGTAGGGCCACCTTGTTTACCACGACCTGCGCCACCACCTTCATCATTACCAGAAGAACTAGGGTCTTCTAAATAACGCATTGCCTTGCGGTCTGGTTTGTGGGTTTCAATGAGTTGGGCTTTGCCCCGCATTAATTTTTTAACATCAAATTTATCGCCAGATTGATCTGCTTTTGTTGGGTCAGCGTCATCCGCAATGATGTAGCCGTAACTGTATTTTGGTTGTCTTGACATGATGTTTCCTTAACACTTCCAAGCCCGTAGGCTTTTGTTAATCCTAGAGTTCGGGTCGTTCGCTGTCTTTGCGGATGTCAACTTCTTTTTCATGCCGGTCATCCTTGCGCAGAAAGAATCTTTACGACTGCCACCCTCTGGTTGCGGAGCCTTTAGCCCCGGCTTACCCGGATTGGCTTTGTTGTAGGAAGCCCTGCCCTTGGCGTTCAAGCCACCCTTCTCGGATTTGCCTTCCTTACGCTGCCATGCGGGGGACTTAGCCATAGAACACCACTGCGGTGGTAGTTGCAGATATAACTGCGGATATATTGGTACTACATTTAATACCTTCTCC